ATAAATTTTAGAAAATGGAACTACTCCATCCGATGTACCATTTTGTGAAATTTTGCTACCTGCAGGACGAATCATGTTGATACCAATACCAACACCACCTCCATGTTTTGCAAGAAGCATCATTTCTAAATTCTTAGATCCAATGTCTTGAATTGAGTCAGCTACGTCGATTCCGAAACAAGAAATAGGAAGTCCTCGATCAGTTCCTGTATTTGATAATACTGGTGTTGCTAGATTCAACCAACCTCGCCAAATATAATCAAAAAACTTAGACGCCATTTGTGGTTTACCTAAACGTTGTGCTACTCGAGTTGATACGCGCCAATATGCATCTTTAGGTGTTTCGCCTGCTAACAAATAACCTTTGCTAATTGTTTTAACGTATATTTCAGTGTTACCCCACTCTGGATAATCAACACCTAATTCCCAACCTAATTCTTCTCCAAAATGTTTCATTTTTATTTCTTTTTTCGTTACCATAAATTTGACCAATCTTCACCTTCATTTGCTTTGCTATAATCCGTAGGACGCACTGCAAAGAAATCAGTATGAGTAAGACCACCTGTTAGATGATAAAACCAATCTAACTGTTCTGCTGATTTCACATCGTATGAAAAGATGGATTCATAACCTAGTTCATGTAATTTTTCATTGGCTCTTTTGCGAATGAAATTTTTCAAATCTTTTTTCTTGAGATTTTCTAAATCTCCTTGTTCAAACATTTTGTCAATGAAATTTTCTTCCATTTCAACCATTAATATTGCTGCTTGCTCAACATCAGCTTGAACTGCTTCTTTTAGTTCAGGATATTCATCACACATGTGTCGGAATAATTGACATCCCATTTTAGAATGCAATGATTCATCTCGAACTGACCATTTCATTTGTTGACCAATACCTTTCAACATGTTGCGCATCTGGAATGAATATAAAACTGCAAAAGATGAATATAGTGATACGCCTTCTGCGAATGCTGAGAAGATTGCTAATGAACGAGCTACTTCTTCACGTGCTTTTGCATTTGCTGCTAAATCTTTATATGTATAATCTGCAGATGTTGCTGTTAAGAATTCAAACTTTTCAGCAATTGCTGGTTCATGCAAGAATGCTTCAAAATCTTCCAACCCTAATGTTTCATTAAGATATGAATATGCAGTTGCGTGTATAGTTTCTTGCGAACCAAATGCCATGGCCATTTGTTTGATTTCATATTTCGGAAACCATTTAGTAACCATACCAGTCCAATAATCAGATACTGCACATTCTGTTTGTGCAAATCCTAACAAGATGTTTCCAACTAAATTCTTTTCTGAAGGTGTTAAATTTTCATTCCAATCTTTAATATCCCCTTGCATTGGAATTTCTGTATGTAACCAAAATGCCTGCATTTGTAATAGCCATCCATCATTGTAATATACTGGAAACTCAAACGGTTTATATGGAATGCGATTCTCAAAAAGTTTAGACATTAATTCTCCTTAATTTTATAAATAACTTAATTTTTTTAGATAAAAAAAGGCAGGAATATTTCATCCTAGCCTCTTTAATATAAATATGTTTTTATCCTAAAGTTCCGCCTAGATCTTTAAACTTTTGAGCTAAATTTTTCTTCACAATATTCTCACCTGTTTTCATAACCTGAGTGGTTTGTTTACCTTGAGTTGTTTGCGGTTCAAAGAATTGGAATTGACCATTATTTGTATTAATCTTACATGGCAACGTTATTCCATCTGGACCGAAACGATTCTTAATTACGTGACCTCTACCAGTACCTGACATCTTATCTTCAACTTTTCTAGAAAGAGATACAAGGAAGTCAGCAACCATTACTTTACCATATGATGATGCAATTTTATCTGCTTCAATGATATCTTCTTCTAAGGCGCTTCTACCTGCTTGTGATGCGGTCCATACAGGAATGTCATATTCCCCTGCCATACCACGTAACTCTTCATACAACTCCTCTAAGGCTTCGTGTTTGTCCTTTTTGACATTGATCTTTAACAAGTCACCGTAATCCACAATAACTAGCGCAGGTGTATTGCCTAACATAATTGTCTTTTCTAAATGGGCTTTTAAACCCATCACCCCAACCGATTTAGTTGGGAAATACTTTACAATTAAATTACCAGAAAGTGTTTTCATTCTTTCTTCAACTGTATCTTGATGATGTTTCAATGTCTGAGCATTGATTCCCGTTAATACTGAATCATATCTTTGACCAACATAATTTTCATTAAGCTCTAATGTATAATGAATAACTGTCTTGCCGGCTTTAACTGCATTGGCGCCAATGTTAATAAGCAACCAAGATTTACCAATACCTGCGGGAGCCATTACTACTCCCAATTCACCTGGAGCTAATCCTCCATCCATTAAGTCATCAATAACATCCCAACCTGTTGTAATTGTATGTCTAGATGCTTCCGCATAACGAGCTGAAATATTTGCTTTATATTCTAATCCAATATTGGTATCAGCACCAGCTTTCATAGCACCATCAATTTTGCTTTTTATTTCATCATAGTTACCCATCTTTAATAGGTTAACTGAATCCATAATTGCTCTTTTGATTTCTTGATTCTTACAAAACTTTAAAATTTCATCTTTAACAAAAGTAAGATCATCCGATTCCATAAATCGGAATACTTCTTTCAATTGTTCTAGAATTGCTGTCTTTAAAATATCATTATCAATCTCCGTAACTTTTACTTTAAGTACATCTTTTGACGGAGGACATTTATATTCTCTGAAATGTGTTAATATAACATCTAACAACCAACTATTCGCATCTGATTCAAAATAATCAGCTTGAATGATATCTGCAATTTGCTGTAAAAATAATCTATCCGTGAACATTGCCGCCAAGACTTTAACTTGAAAGCCATATCCGTATTCACTTAGTTTGTCTGTCATATAATGATTATAATAAAAATGATTTCAAAATCAAATTATTTTTGTGTTTGTTTTGCAAAAGCTGCTAAAGACAACCAAGTATTGTTCAACCACTCTGGCAAGTTCTTCATAATAGCCCACATCTTATCCTCATAGAATAAGCGTTGAAATTCTGATCTATCTAAACCCGATACTGGTTGTTCCATGATACCTCTAATCTTGCTAGCAGTATTTGCTGGGATATCTAAAAGTTTGATATTCATTAAACGATAATTTTGTTCAATTATTCTAGAATTATCAAGTATCTTTTGATATGATTTTGATTCCTTTAAATTGTCTTTGCTTTTTTCAAACAATGCATCGACCGTAAATTCTTCACGCTTTGCTAATTCAGGAACTAATTTTAAAATAGTCTTAGGACCGATGCCATGCACTCCTGGAATATTATCAGAAGCATCACCTGTAAATGATCGGTAAATAACCATATTATTAGGATGAACGCCAAACTCGTCTATAACTGCTTGTTGATCATACATTTTCTTTTTAATAGGAGACCATACTTGAATTCTATGATCTACTAATTGATAGAAATCTCTATCCGTAGAAACAATTGTAATTTTCTTACATGTTTCTTCATACATCTGTGCAATATATGCAATTGCATCATCTGCCTCAATTCCGTCCATTGCCATGAATGTAACCGGAAGACAATCTAAATAAGAAACTAATCGACTAAATTGATGTCGCATTGATTCTTGTTCATCTTCAATTGTTGAATCATGATGATCATGACGACGCAATTTAGTTTTATTAGCTCTATTTGCTTTGTAATCACCATAAATCTTTTTTCGTTTTGCGGAGCCTCCCCTACCATCAAATACGATAATACAACGAGTGGGTTTGAAATCCCTTACAGTTTTACCAACTGAATATAAAAATCCAGTAATACCACCGATATGGTCACCATCTTCATTATATGCAGGTGTAGCTCCGAAACTACGAATAAAGGTATTCAAGCCGTCGAATACCATGAGATGATCATTTACATTCGACGGGCTTGAAGTTCTTTCTTGTTGTAACTCTTTAAATAATTGTTGATACTTATTCATTATCCTTCTTCATCAACGAATTCGTCTGTGATTATTACATCATCAATTCCACCATCAATTCCAGCTTGATATTTGAATATGTAAGCATCGCAAATTCTTTTATATAACCTATCTTTTGCTTCCGGGTTATTAATAACCTTTTCAACAAAATCTTTACTTTGGAATTTTAATTCGCCAAACGTTTCTCCGGTTTCATGATCGATATCTTCTAAAGTATACCATGCACCTGATTGTTTAACTAAATCAAAATTCTTCATGATTGATAACCAACCACCGAAATTGTCAATACCACTATCATAGTAAATTTCATAATCTACTTTGCGATGCGGCGGACCCATACGGTTCTTAACTACCTGCACATTTGTTTTGCTTCCAACAACTTGTTCTACGCCATTAACTTTGGCTTTAATCATTCCTGTATTTTTAAGACGAAGACGAACTGATGCGTGGAATGGAATTGCCTTACCACCTGCTGTTGTCCATTGGTCTCCAAATGATACGCCTAATTTAGTACGTAATTGATTTGTAAAGATAAGACAAATACGCTCACGTGCAATCCAATTGGTTACTTTACGCATTGCCTTTGATAAGATGATTGATTTTGATGTTGCATAACCATCTTTATCATATTCAGCTGACATTTCAATTTTTGTAGATGCACCCATTATTGAGTCTACTACAATTGTCACTAAACGATCTTTATCTGATTTACGAACTCCTTCTACAATTGTTTCAATCGTTTCAAAGATCTCTTCAATTGTTTCTAATGGAACATAAAGCATTGTTTTCAAATCAACACCAATAGCCGTTAGGAATTCGGAACTCGTAGCAGATTCTGTATCAATATAAACAGCCAATCCGCCCTTCTTTTGCGTTTCTGCTAATGTATGTGCTGCTAATAATGATTTACCAGATGCTTCTAATCCGGTAACTTCAGTGATCCGTCCCACCGGGAATCCACCATAGGGACGGTTTGAAATTGCTAAATCAAGCATCGAGCAACCTGACGAAATCCACTCTGATACATTGCTTGGAGAATCTTCATCGCCATCTAAAAAGAACGCAGTCTTAAGATTTTGTCCTTTAAATTGCTTGTTAATACTATCTGCTAATGTATTTGCTAGACTGTCTTCTAGTTCCAGTTTACTTTTACTCTTTGCCATGTAGACTCCTTATTAATTAAATAAATCATTAAATGCTGATGCAACATCCTCAACTTTACCTGCAATTGGTTTTGCGGTTTTTTCAGGTGCTGCTGGTGCTGAAGTTTCTTCTTCTTCAACATCTGAATCTGCATTCTCTGGATTCATCCATTCTTTAAGAGCATTTTCTAGTTCTTCGTAAGTTGGTTCAGGGAACAAATCAGTGATTACTGGTTGATTCATAATTTTCTCTGCAATTGCTTTGTCTTCAGTTGCAGGTTGTGTGTTTGGTTTAACACGGATTGCTGTTTTAGGGAAAGCTCCGCCTTCAGCTGGTGTAAATTCTACGTCAATATCACGACCATTCATTAAGTCTGTAATATCACCATAATCTGCATCAGAGATAATTGATAAAAGCTCAGTGTAGATTTGTTTACCGAATCCCCAGAATTTAACTCCTTCAGATTCTTTACCACGAACGATTACAGGAACATAAGTTCTCATTTTCGGTTCAATTTTGCGACCCATTAGCCATTCGTCTTTATCACCAGTTTTCTTAAGTTTGTCAGCAAACTCAACAATTGGATCTGCATTGCCAAATGTGATAGGAGATAACATAGATCTCTTACCGATATCATAATGGAAATAAAGTTCTAAAAATGGATTGTCTTTGCGATGAACGTAAGGTACAATTCTTACTCGCGTTTTACCTGCTTCAGGTTTCCACAAATTTTGTTTTTTGTCATCAGATTTGTTTAACTGATTCAACTTCGCTTTGATAGCGTCGAGGTTAAGTGCCATAAGTGCTCCTTTGTTAATTAAGTAAATAAAAATATAAATTATTAATTATAATATAGATAATTAATGGGGTAAATCAAAGTAATTAGTTAAGTTTTTTTGTTTTTATTTTAAATCCATGTTATAATATTTTTTCATAACATTTTTAATATATACAGGTGGAATTTTAGAATCACTATCCATCATAATCATATATGCAACTCCTGCAGCAGAATATGACTGATTCGCATCTTCTAAATAACTTTTATATATATATTCTGCGAATCTTTTATCTGATTCTTCACTTTCTGCAAGTATGTTTTTTAATTTTATCATATCAACCTTTATACTATAATAAATATTACTTCCAAGAAATTTTCTTGAAGAATACTAAATCAATAACACGATAACCAGCTTCGTCAGTAAGTATAAATGAATTTTGATAAATACTCCAATCTAATTGGAATGTCTTATCTAATACACCATTGTTAACTGCTTTTATAATTTGATTAAGTGCATTAACTGTATACAATGTATTAGTTTCTTTTTTACGGTGAATGCTAATTGTATTCTGTCCGCGTTGCGTTCCTGCATCTGCATTATATGTGCAATATAAATTGTCTGCAGATTCTGCATTTGCGAATATGAAAATTCGTTGTTCTGGAATGATGTAACTTTGCTGTATGTATTCTGTTACTATGTTTAAATCTGATCTATGTGCAAAGGTGCAAAGTAATTGTGTTTTCAATATTAATCCTCATATAATTCTAAATCGCTATCATTTTCAACATCCTCAGGAATAATATCTTTTTCTATAATTCGTATTTTACCTGCATCAATTACTACGTAACGGAAATCGCTTGTTACATTTACTCTATCTCTTCTAAAAACAATGAATTGTAAATCTTCTCCTACAATTTGATCAACTGCTTGTTGCAAATCTACATCTAATTCGCTAGGATTACGTACATATTTTAAACGTCGCAATTCAGCGTTAATATATGTTATATCTTGACTTCCATCATCAATTGGTTTGATAACAATTGAACCATCACTTAATTTAGTCATTGGCTGAATTGATAATTCAACCGGAGTTGCATTCGGACCACGTAAAATAACGTTAGTGTATCCTTGTATTTCTGAATTTATTGAATTTGCTTCTCGATAAAATTGATCTAAATACATTTTATCTTTCATATTCAAATTACCTGCTAAGATAAATTCTCGGCGATTATCTAAATATGCAACTGCATCTAATAATTCCTGATGAAAATATTTATGGAAATTAAATTTTGGATTTTCCATAGTACCTCGCAATTGATCTAAACGTTTCAATGTGGTTACAATTTCATCCCAAAATTTAAATCTAGTAACACTACCTTTTGTTCCTAATCGTATTGATTTTGATTTTCCAATTCGATAATCTTTTACTTCAAATTTTTGGTTATTTGATAATAAGTCAAATGATTGGCCACCACCTTGAGCTTGTGCGCCGCGGAATGCTGCAGCTAAAAATATTTCACCTTTACCCATTCCTTTTGGTTCTAAATTGAACATTTCAAATCCAACGCCAGATCTATAATTTACTGCATTAATGGTTTGTTCGTTGATATCATTTCCTGAATATAATAATTCAGCAAACTCCGATGCTCTTTCATATGAAAGTTTATTTAAATATTTCAATGTAATTGCATCTGCTTCAACCGGCAATAAACTTAAAAATTGTTTAAAATCTTCAATTTTATTTGCTTCAGTAACTGCATCAATTAATGGTGCATTCTGTATAGAGTTAAGTTCAATTGATTCTGTGATAACTTGATTTCGTAAACCTTGTGCGCGTTCTACAATTTGTCGGGCATACTCTGGAGTAACTTTTGCA